CCACATCGGCCATCAACGCACAAAGTTTTGCCAACGCTGCGTCGTCATCGGCTACCGCTGCTGCTTCGTCAGCAACTGCTGCCGCTTCGTCGCAAACAGCCGCTGCTGCATCGCAGACCGCTGCCGCTGCGTCCGCTTCAACAGCATCCACCCAGGCCGGCATCGCGACCACCAAGGCCAGCGAAGCATCTGCCTCGCAGACTGCTGCCGCCTCATCTCAATCCGCTGCTGCTGGTTCTGCCACTGCTGCCGCGACTTCGGCTACCAACGCTGCAACGTCGGCCACTACGGCCACCACGCAAGCCGGTATTGCGACCACCCAGGCGACCAACGCTGCTGCGTCGGCTACTGGTGCTGCTGCCTCTGCTACGACGGCCACGACCAAGGCTGGTGAAGCATCGACGTCGGCCACTGGTGCTGCGTCATCTGCTTCGGCTGCTTCGACTTCTGCCACCGCTGCATCCAACTCAGCTTCTGGTGCTGCGACCTCGGCCACCCAGGCTGCGACTTCTGCATCGAATGCTGCGAACTCAGCGACTGCTGCGGCCACATCGGCCACGTCAGCATCTAGCTCGGCCACAACCGCTGTCAACGCAAAGACTGACGCACTGGCATCTCAGACTGCTGCTGCAACGTCGGCTACCAATGCCGCGTCGTCGGCCACTGCTGCTGCTGGTTCGGCAACGACTGCAACTACGCAAGCCACCACGGCCACGACACAAGCAACCAACGCTGCCGCTTCGGCTGCCGCTGCTGCTGCGTCGTATGACTCGTTTGATGACCGCTACCTGGGTCCAAAGGCCAGCGCCCCCACACTCGACAACGACGGCAACGCGTTGCTGATTGGTGCTCTGTACTTCAACACGACCACCAACGCCATGCAGGTGTATGGCTCGTCGGGTTGGACGGCTGCTGGTTCGTCGGTGAACGGCACATCACGTCGTTTCCGATACATCGCCACCGCTGGTCAAACTACCTTCACCGGCGCTGACAGCAACAGCAACACCCTTACCTATGACGCTGGCTACGTTGACGTGTACTTGAACGGCGCACGCCTGGACCAGACCGACTACACCGCTTCGTCGGGCACTTCGATTGTGCTGGGCGTGGCTGCTGCGTTGAATGATGAATTGAACATTGTGGCGTTTGGGACGTTCACGCTTGCTACGCACTATGACAAGACTGAGGCTGACGCACGATTTGTGAATGCTGCTGGTGACACGATGACTGGTGCACTTGTTGTGCAGCAAAGCATCTCAGCCACCTCTAACGATAGCAACTTCTCTGCTGGTGGACGCCGAGCCGTAATGGACCTGTGGGCCGCTGGGAACCGAGCGCGGATAGGCTCTGTAAATGGTGGCGGTAGCGCAGTCGGTTTGACTTTGCTTTCAAACGGTCTTAACGCCATTGACATGAACACCGCTGGTCTTGTGACTATGCAGTACCAGCCATACGCTGCTTGGTCCATTTGGTGTGTTAGTCCAAGCAATACAAGAACGTATGCAGTTCGCTCAAACGTGGGCGGTAACGCGACTGGAATCACAGCGCCACAAGGCTCAAATCCTGGCTATGTTATTCGTTTTACAGCGCCCATCGCTGGTCGTTATCTAGTCACAGTACAAGCCTTTCAAGCTGGAATAAACTCACCAACAGGCGGCGCATCTTCTTGTTTGATTTCAGCATTTGGCGCATGGGACGGAAACATCAACTCCATTGCACCAAGCCAAGAAATTATTGACACACGTTCAGCACGAGGCGTGGATGACCTTGGCTCAGCATTTGTTTTAAACCTTGCGCAAGGCGACCACATTGAACCTGATTTCTACACAGCCTACGAATCTGGTGGTCGCATCGACGTCACTGTGCATCTTCTTTCATAAGGAACAACAAAATGGAAACTACCGTAGTCCTAACGGACATTCAAGCTCAGGCTATGACTTGCATCACGGAAGATGCTGGCGCTTATATCCAAAACTTTGCAAGCAATCGAGGTGATGTGGCTGTTCAAAATATTGTGCAGCTAGTCATTCGCCACTGCTTTGAAACAAATATCAATGTTCCACCAACGCAAGAGGCAATGGTTGCATTTGCATTTGAGAACAGCCTTGTAAAAACGGCAGCTCAGGCACGCATTGAGGCCGAAGCCGCAGCCCGCGCAGCCGAGCAAACACAAGGGGCTTAATCATGTCGCTGGCACGTTATCTTTCAAAACTTGGGGCGTTGCTCAACAGTAGCGGACAAGTGCCTCAAGCCGCATTGGCCGCTGGTGCTGGTGGCTTGATTCGCGCACCTCGCGTATTGACCAGCGGCACTTCATACACCACGCCAGCAAACTGCACACAAATCTATGTTGAGTGCGTCGGTGGTGGTGGTGGTGGTGGAAATTCAAACGGCGCTAACGGTGGAAGCTGTGGGGGTGGTGGCGGCGCTGGAGGTTATGCCGCAAAACTGTTTTCAGTCAGCCCATCTACCACATACACATACGCTATTGGCGCTGGTCAAGGCGGTGGAGGTGGTTCAGGTGGCTCAGGCGGTACAACCAGCTTCACAGTTGGAGGGACTACGATTTCTGGCCTTGGCGGCACTGGCGGCGATAACGCAGGAAACGGTCCTGCTGGCTACCCAGGTGGAGCTGGCGGTAACGGCCAGAATGGAGACATAAATGTGATTGGTGGTGGCGGCGCTTCATCACCGGCAAATTACATAAGTGGCGCTGGTGGTAACAGTTTCTTTGGCGGCGGCGGCAATGGTAAATACTACTCGTCGGTGGGTGTTGTAGGAAACACTGGAGGCGGCGGTAGTGGCGGTTGCGGAGCTAGTGGTGGAGGCGCGGGTGGAAACGGCGGCAACGGAATAATCCGAATTTGGGAGTATTTGTAATGAAAGCAGCGCTTGTAAATGAACAAGGTATTGTTGAGAACATCGTTGTTTGGGATGACACATGCACTGCTCCGAATGGATTGAGCGCTGTCGCTATTGATGACGATGCTGTTGTTTCAGTTGGATGGACATACGCAAATGGGCAATTTGTTACCAATGAGCCAGTAAGGCCAGAACCGACATACGACCAGCTTCGCGCATCTGAATACCCACCAATGGCCGACTACCTAGACGGCGTGGTAAAGGGCGACCAGGCGCAAATCGACGCATACATCGCAGCCTGCCAGGCTGTGAAGGCCAAGTACCCAAAGCCATAAAGGGAGCCATTGCATGATGACCCCCGAAGAGCGCCACGAGCTGGTCCTTGAAATCACGCAGGCGCTGGCCTGCGCTCAGCAACCCCAGCTCACCGAAGAGGAATTGCGCTGGGTAAAGCTCGCCATCGAGGCAGAGGCCCGCAAGATTCGTTTTCGCGATGCCGTCATCGAGAAGACGTTGGTTGGCCTTGCCTGGCTGGCCATCACCGGCGTTGGCTACATCCTTTTGGACTGGTTCAAGGCTCACATTTTTAAGCCCTGAGTCTGATTTCACGACCACCAATGACCGACACCATCGACACCCAAGACACCGCAGTCGCGCAAGACGACGGCGATGCCAAGCTGTCGGCCATTGAAAAGAAGATTGCCGCGGCCAAGCGAGCCAAGCTCGCCCTGGAATCGCGTGACGACTTTCTCAAGTTCGTGAAGCTCACGATGCCTGACATTGAAGACCCTGAGAACGTGGACCTGTCCACATTCAGGGACGCCAAGCATCACCGAGCGTTGGCCAAGGTACTTGAGAAAGTTGAGAAGGGGCACATTCCGCGCCTCATCGTCACCCTTCCCCCACGCCATGGCAAGACCGAGCTGATTTCACGCCGGTTCATTCCATGGTTACTTGGCCGCGCACCCTATCGCAACATCATCTTCGCCACCTACAACGAGCCATTCAGCCAGGACATTGGCTCCGACTGCCGCAACATCATGCAGTCGCCAGGTTTCAAGCAGGTATTCCCCAAGTTCCGCTTTCGCATGGGCGGCTTGAGCAAGGAAAAGCTGCAAGCAGCCGAAGGTGGCATGGCCGCATTCGTCGGTCGCGGTGGCTCAATCACTGGCCGCGGTGCTGACATTCTCATCATCGACGACCCTATCAAAGACAGCGAAGAGGCTCAGTCGCCAACGCTGCGCGCCAAGTTGTGGGACTGGTTCACCCAGGTGGCCATGACGCGTTTGATGACCAAATTTGCCTGCGTCGTCGTGGTCCACACACGCTGGCACGAAGACGACCTCATTGGCCGCATCACCGACCCATCCAACCCTTGCTACTCAGAAGACGAGGCAGCCAAGTGGAAAATCATTAACCTGCCAGCCATCGCCAAGGACAACGACCCACTGGGTCGCGCACCTGGCGAGGCTTTATGGCCTGAGCGCTTTGACCTGGAGTTCTTGAACGCTGCCAAGCAGCTCGACTCCAAGGGCTTCTCAGCGCTCTACCAGCAGCAACCCACACCAGAAGACGGCGACCTGTTCCGCGCTGACTGGATTTGCACCTATGAGAAGTCTCGCCTGCCGAGCGACCTGCGCATCTACGCTGCCAGCGACCACGCGATTGGTACGGACAAGACGCGCAACGACTCGACCGTAATGATTGTGGGTGGCGTCGACCAGTACGGCGACTTGTACATCCTGGACGTGTGGTGGGAGAAGGCCGGCTCAGACAAGCAAGTCGAAGCCATGCTTCGTTTGGCGAAGCAGTGGAAGCCGCTGTTGTGGTTCGCTGAAAAGGGCCATATCAGCAAGGCCATCGGCCCGTTCTTGCGCAAGCGCATGCAAGAAGAGCGCACCTACTTCACCGTTGAGGAAGTCACGCCTGTCACCAACAAGGTCCAGCGCGCGCAGTCCATCATGGGCCGAATGAGCATGAAAAAGGTCAAGTTCCCTAAGCATGCACCTTGGTTTATTGACGCACGCGACGAGCTATTGAAGTTTCCCAACGCACGTCACGACGACTTTGTAGATGCACTGGCCTGGCTTGGCCGCGCGGTGGACCGTATGTCCATGCCATCAAGCGTCAGGCCGGTTGAGAGCGAAATTAAATACGGAACGCTGGGTTGGCTTAAAGCCGACGCGGCGCACAGAGAGCAACGAAGCAAGCTGGAATCAGCAATAAGGGGTTGGTAATGGAAGATCAAATGAAAGTCATCGTAGCGACCTCCGCTGCGGCCCATGAGTCAGAAGAGGAAAAAGAGGCGTCGGAGTCGCGCAAGAATCTTGTCACCGAGATTTTGTCTCGCGTTGACTCTGGCCGCTCAGACCATAAAAAAGCGTTTGAGCGAATGAGGCGCGATATGGATTTGGTGTTCAACGGCTTTGACCCTAAAGAATGGGATGACACAAAGTATGTTGTGAACCTGCCCCAGCGTCACGTACAACAACGCACTGCCGCCTTGTACGCAAAAAACCCACGTTGCGTGGCCAAGCGCCGTCAGCGCATGATGCACACCCTTTGGGACGGTACGCCCCAAATGCTAGAAGATGCGCGAGCCGCTGATTCGTTGTCCCAAGAGATGATGCAGCCAGTGGACCAAGCGGTTTCTATGATGCTTGCTGAGTACGACCAGGTTGAATCAGACAACATCCGCTTGGACAAAATTAGCAAGACCCTTGAAATCCTTTTCCAGTATTTCATGCAGGAATCGCAGCCAACGTTTAAGTCACAGATGAAGGCGCTTGTGCGCCGCATGCTCACGACCGGCGTTGGCTATGTCAAGCTAGGCTTTCAGCGCGAGATGGAGCGTCGGCCAGAAATCAGCGCACGCATGAACGACGTCCAAGTGCGCCTTGACCACTTAAAGCGCTTGGCCGAAGAGCTGGCTGAGGGTGAGTTAGATGAGTCATCAGCCGAGATGGAAGAGCTGATGCTGTCACTGACCGCATTGGCCAAGGAACCAAACATGATTGTCCGTGAAGGCTTGATGTTTGACTTTCCAGACTCGACCGCCATCATTGTTGACCCGCGCTGCAAACAGCTCCGCGGCTTTATTGGCGCACGCTGGATTGCTCACCAGATGTTCTTTACGACCGACGAAGTAGAAGAGATTTACGGCAAATCGGTCAAGGGCAACTACACCGGCTACCAGGTCCAGGGCCGCTCACACGACTCATCAAGCAAAACAATGAGCGGTTCTGATAGCGGTAGTAAAAAGTCATCAGAAGACGGCATGGTGTGTGTCTATGAGTTGTACGACAAGCCAAGCGGCTTGGTGTACGTGGTGGCCGAGGGGCACAACGATTTTTTGAAAGACCCAGCCGAGCCTGACTTGAAGCTGGAAACCTTTTGGCCAGTGTTTGCCCTTGTGTGTAACGAGATAGAGCACGAGAAAGAAATCTACCCACCATCCGACGTGCACCTTATGCGCTCGATGGTGTCCGAGTACAACCGCGCACGCGAGGGTTTACGCGAACACCGTAAGGCCAACCGCCCTGCTTACCTTACACCGGCTGGAAAGCTAGAGGAAGAGGACAAGGCAAAGCTGCAATCACGCCCAGCGCACGCCGTTATCACAGTGCAAGGCATGGCCGTTGGCGAGAAGGCCGAAGACCTGATCGTCCCCATGAAGACCATTGGCATTGACCCTAACCTCTACGAAGTTCGCACAGTATTTGAAGATGTCCAACTGGCCGTTGGCGCACAAGAGGCTAACTTTGGCGGCACTGCTGGCGCCACAGCAACCGAGACGAGCTTGGCTGAAAGCAGCCGCATGTCAGCCCTGGGCGCGCAGGTAGACGAACTTGATAGCTTTATGACCGAAATTGCCAGAACCTCTGGCGCAATCATGTTCCAACAGATGAGCGCTGAGCAAGTCAAAAAGATTGCTGGTCCTGGCGCAGTGTGGCCAGAGCTGACGGCCCAAGAAATTGCCGACGAAGTTCAGCTAGAAATTGAAGCTGGCTCCACTGGCAAGCCAAACCAGGCCGCTGAGCTGCGCAATCTGGAGCGCGTACTGCCATACATCATACAAATCCCTGGCATCGACCCAAGGTGGCTGGCCAAGGAAGTATTGAAGCGCATGGACGACAAGCTAGACCTCGACGAAGCGCTGGCCACTGGCGTCAAGTCAGTAGTCGCCATGAACAGCGACAAGGACGCCAATGCCGCCATGGGTGCAGCCCAAGGTCCGGCTGGAGCGCTAAACGCACCAATGCCGCAAGCGCCAGGCGGCGGCCCAACAGGAGCACCCCCACCCATGATGTAAATTATTTTGGCTTATTTGTTGCTTAATCGCGCATTT